CACAACCTGGTCCCTGGCTTGTCCATCAAGTAAAAAACAACAGAAGGCTTTGTACACCTTCTGCAAATCACCCCAATGATTACCGTGAGTATACCAGGGTAATGGGTCGTTGTACATAGATTTTAAATACTGTCAATAGCCCACCATTGAAAAACAAGCAGAAAGATGTATAATGGATTTATAAGAATATGAGCGAGGATTTAGCTAAACTACTGGCAGACATTGCGGAGTTCCTAGCTTCCGCCAAAGAGGGGGAATGGCTTGGGCTCGATTACAAGGGTTGTTACTTCCAGATAAAGCGGAAGTGAAACGGCTAATCAACAGCCCCCCAGACGCACCAGAATTAACGGAGAACGATTTTAATACTAAACTTGATATAATCCCTAACTATCTTTTATGCACCTAGTACAGAGCATTTTATACACGATTCTAAAACACGCTCCTTTGTCCTTTGGCGCAAAAGCCGGAGGCGATATGAAAGAGGGCGACGACATCAGAATAGATTTATTCCTAAATGAGAAAGAAGAAATGATGATAGGCGTAATCAAGTCCACCGAGATTGAGGTCAAACCAAAAAAAGCAGAGTATGGCCAAGCAGAAACAGAAGTGTGATATTTGTGGTAAGATGACAGCGCCGAAGTATGGATATGGGAAAGTAGTTTGTTCGCAGAAATGTTTTACGGAAGCAGGAAAAAATTATATTTATAATCGTCGTAAAGAGGCTTTTTAATATGAATACTGGAGCAGGAAGAAACCCCGACCTAACTGATGAATTGATTAAGGAAATCAAGGAATGTATTTTGGCTGGAAAAAATCTAAAAGACACGGCAATACATATTTTTAATAATTACTCTAATCTTAGACCCGAAGAAAAGGAAAAAGGAGTAGATAACTATATTCAAAAGATTTATAATTGGAAGAGTCAAAATTACTTAGATATTGACGACAAAATAAGGTACTGGGGACACGAAAGAAAGCTGATGTTAGCCGAAAGGAACATAGTTGAGTTTCTCGAAATGGACACAAAGAACATAATGTTAAAAGGAAAAGAGCTGGTAGAACAGACTGATACAGGATTAGTAAAGGTTAAAGCAGATATGAGTAAGTTCGTTGCCGAAACTCTTGGCAGGGATTCTTACTCTAAAAGGTCAGAGCTGACAGGTAAGGGCGGGGGCGCAATTCAGACACAAGTAATAACGGATGATGATTTCCAAAAGGTAGTTACAACTTATGCTGACACAAGAAAAGAAAGTGGCGGTGATGACACGGATATTCCAAAAGAGGATTGAGCCTTTTGCCAGTTACTTTTTTGGTCATCACTCAACAAAACCATTCGCAGGATTTCATAGAGAGTTATTTTCTGTTTTAGAAACTGGTGGGGATAAGATAGTCCGAGCCGCGCCGCGCGGTCATGCAAAATCGACGATTATAGATTTATTTTATTTAACGTGGGAAATAGTCCATAAGAAGCGCAAGTTTATTTTGTTAGTGTCCGACACTTATTCACAGGCGATTTTATTTTTAGAAGCACTAAAAGCCGAGTTTGAAGCCAACGAAAGATTAAGAGGATTTTATGGCAATCTTGTAACAGATAAGTGGGCGGAGGGTGAGATAGTCATCGGGCAGACAATGATTAAAGTTATTGGTGCAGGAATGAAAGTCAGAGGATTAAAGTTTCGTGAGAGCCGACCTGATTTGATAGTCATTGATGACCTAGAGAATGATGAGTTAGTTGAGAACCTAGCCCGACGAGAAAAACTGGAACGCTGGCTCAATGGAGCGTTGATACCGTCAATGTCAGAAAATGGTCGGGTGGTGATGATTGGTACAATTCTGCACTTCGATAGCTTGTTAATGAAAATGACAGCAGATGACCAATATACCGAATGGGATAAGAAGACTTATCGGGCAATCCAAGAAGACGGCACGGCATTATGGGCTGAACATATGGATTTAGAGAAGATTGAACAGTTAAAGCGAGAATATACCGAAAAGGGTTTATTGTCGCAGTTCTATCAAGAATACTTGAATCAACCGCTATCAGATGAAGACAGGAAGTTCAAAATGGAAAAGATCAAGTTTTATGAGGAGGCAGAGTTGGAAAAGAAACAGGTCAATACTTACATAGCGATAGACAGGGCGTATTCAATAAATAAGACGGCAGACGAAACAGGAATAGTTGTCGTAAGCGTTGATCAAGAGAATAACTGGTATGTCCGTATGGCAGAGGGGTTTAAAGGGACAGAACCAGAAGTTATAAATAAGATATTTGATTTGCAGAGTTTCTGGCACCCAGACCACATTGGAATGGAACAAAAAGCATTTGAGTTTACATTCAAACCTCACCTTGATGACGAGATGAGACGAAGACAGCAATACTTCTTAATCACCGAGCTTAAAGATAACGGAGTTTCAAAAATTAGACGCATAGAAGGGTTAGTACCGAGATTTGAAACAGGGACAATTTATCTCAAAAGAGACCAAACAAAACTGATTGAACAGCTAACTACATTTCCTCGTGGCGTGAAAGATGATATAATTGACGCACTAGCATACATTTTAGAGTTTGCTCAATCAGCATTCCAAGAACAAAAAAAGAAAAAGATTAATGTTAAATTAACTAAGTGGGGGTAAATATGTTGCCAAAAAACAAAGCCGACGAGCTAACAAAAATAGCTTGTGAACAACTTGAAAAAGGTCTAGACGCAAAAAAACAGCGAATGGAAACTATCCGTGAAATGGAAGACCTTTATAATAATAAAATAATGGAGGTCGAGAGTGATATAACTAATATCCCTTTCCCATTTTTAGCCAGTCATTTGGATTTGTTATATTCAAAGATAGACAATCCGCCGACGCTTCAATTCAAAATCCCTAACAGGAAAATATTATCCGAAAAGGTACACGGGGCGTGGACGCAAGAGATGTCTTCAACAAAGGCAGGTTGGAGACGCAAGGACAGAACAGAAAAGAAACAGGCGCTATTGTCTGGTCGTGGCGTAGCCAAAGTTTACGCTTCGTCAGTAGATAATCGGTATCAATCGCATTATGATGTGGTTGATATTTATTCTTTTGTGGCCGACCCGACAAGAGGATTTTTAGAAGACGGAAATTATCACGGGGAGGTGGATATTTTCAAGACTTATACCTCAATGCAGAACCGAGCCAAGGTAGGAGTTTATGATAAGGGGCAGGTTGCGTTATTACAGAACCGCAAGGACACCCTACAAGAGGGCAGCAGTGCCGTGGTGCAGAATAAATTAAACCGTTTAAAAGCGTTGGGAGTAGACATTGAGGGTACATCATTCGTTGGGCAGAAAGGAGTCAATCTGACAGAGTGGATAATGAAATCAGATGATGAATGGTTTTATTTATTATTCGATCCGATTGCTCAAATCTGGGTACGAGCCGATGAGCTTGGCAATGTTTTCAAAAACAAAAAGACTCCTTTCGTTTCCTGGGCTACCCATTATGATGAGTATGCCTTTTGGACGAAAGGTAACGCTGATGATTTTTATCCAGTAGCCGAAGCAATGAGGTTATTACTTAACAACGCTCTTGAGAACGAAAAACGCCGAACCAGACCAATGAGAATTGTTGATAGCGCCGCCTTGGTGGATATTAACGAATTACAAGACTATGTGCCTGATAATGTCATTCTGCGGAACGCAGGCAAAGACCCGAATATCATCACGGTTGAAACTCCTGAAATAACAGGGACAATCAATCTTGTTAATTACTTTGACACGATGATTCAAAACAAGTCGGGAGTCGCAGAAACAGGCGTTACCGAGACCGACGCAAAGGTTGGAGTGTTTTATGGGAAGTTACAACAGGAAGCTGACCGAATCGGTACAATCAACAAGGAATATTCAGAAAGCTACGCACATAAGGGTTACAGGTTCTTCTGGGGATTAAAGGAACATTTAACCAAACCAAAACAGATTGAAATGTTAGGCAAGACAGGAATTAAACTCGCAGAACTCGACCAAATGGATTTCAAAGATGTTGATGATGTCGATGATGTTATTGTGTCGGGAGGCTCAAAGGATGACGAGTTGACCGAGGTTGAGAACCAGAGGAAGTTAAAAACATTGACAGAGCTTTCAGCCGCTTATCCGGACAGATTAAATCCTGATTGGGTTATTCGTTCTGGATTAAAGATAGCCGGCTGGGAGGAAGACGATGTCGCCCAAGCATTAGACGCTGAAATGTCATTGAACCGAGAAAGTATGGAGGAGGCAGATCAAGCTATCCAGTCAATTCTGTTGAATCCCGAACAATTACCTGACCTCAATATGGCGGCAGATAACGCCTTTGCTCAAAGAATGTTGGATTATGTCCGAGAAAATCTAAACTATATTCAGTTAGATAAAAACGGACAAGAGAAAGGAATTGATAAAAAAGCCAAACGGCAGTCAGACCAAATACTCCGTTACATTGCCTCACACCAAAAGATTATTCTTCAGAATATGGCACGCAAGGCAAAACAGGAGAGTATCAAACAAATGGGGTTGCAGGCAGGTATAGAACAACCACAGGGGGCGGAACAGCCTATTGATATCCCACAAAAAAGTCAGACAGAACAGAGAGCGTCTATGGCACAACCTTTTGAGAAGCCGTCAGGCACACCACAGGGGACAGCCCAGCGTTCACAAAAAATATCTAAGTCGGTAAGACCGTAGTATGGATTTCCAAACAGCGAAAGAAAAATACCCACATAAAGAAAAGCGATTAACCGAAATGGAAAAGAAAGCTAAAATCGCTACAATTTTGTTAGACCTCAAAAATCATCAGGGTATCCAAAAGCTGGAAGAAGAATTGGAATCAATGATTGACGGAATAAATGTTAAACTCCTGTACAATGTACCAATGACAGAAATCGAAAGGGAAAAACTAATGGTACAAAAAGCGTGTTGGCTATGGTTCATCAATCAATTTCCAAACGCTAAACAGACTTTAAGTAACATTGAGAATAAACTAAAACAATATGACTAAACAAGAGTATCAAGTGAAATTAGATGAAATAGGAATCGCCTATGACAAGCGGTGGGGAGAGCCGAGATTAAAAGCTATCTACGAGGATAATGTCAGACCACAGTACTCCGAGGAAGCAATCAAGAACATTGAAGCGAAAGTATCAGGGCAACACGATAAACCGATAGAAAATGTTTTGAAAATAACATCAAGACCCGACGGCGAGGCGGTAACTAAATCCGGAATCGTTATACCACAGGAAGTCCTCGCTAAAATCCCTCCTACCAAGTGGACATACAGAGCTGAATGTTCCGGTGATGTATGCTTGATTAAAAGAATGATGTATAATGGTCGTGAAGAAGAAGTCCGCACTTACTCGCAAGCATTACAAGGTAATGGATTTGAAGAGTTAGCGGAACAGTTCGTTAAAAAAAATAACAGATAGTTATCAAATACAGCGACACCTTTGTTGGTAAAGTACTAGCCAATAAGGGGGGTTTTCGTCGCTGTCCCCCCCCTTTTGACTAGAACCGTGCCAGCAATGGACGGTTCTTTTATGTCGTGGAAGCGACTCACAAACCTTTTGTCCGTCGGAAGCGGACGCAAATAATTAACCGTTGCAGTCAAGCAACTAAATCAATCTATGACCAAAGAAGTCAAGTCCGACGAGAAGGACGAAAAAATCTCGGTAGATGAAACTACTGAAAACGAAAGCGAAGAAGTCGAAGATGAGGAAGTCGATGAGGAATCGCAAGAGACCGAAGGTGAAGAATCAGAAGATTCTAAACCAGAGGAAAAGGAAAAGGTAGAACGACCCGAATATACAATGCCAGTATCTAAAGCACAGGACGAAAAACGCCGTGCCGTGGAAAAGGCAAAGGAAGAAGCGAAGCAAGAGGCAGAAGCCGAAATGGATCGCTTACGGGCAGAATATGAAGCTAAATTAACTTCACAATCAGGTGATGACAGTTATGTCAAAGAGCTTGAAAAAGTCGCAACAGAACATGGGCTAGAGCCCAAGGCGGCGGAAGCGTTGCTAAATGTATTCAAAAAATCTATCAAACTTCCTGACACATCAAAGTACGATAAGATTCTCAAAGAACAAGAGGAAGCACAGCATAGAGCTAAAACTTCATCAGAGTTCGATGAGAAAGTACTACCCTTAATTCAGAAAGACTACCCGTCCGTAACTGTTGAACATATCCAAAAAGTGAAAGACGAGATAATAAATCTCGCTCACTCAAAAGGATATAACACTTACCAGTTGGAGGATATTTATACAGTCAGAAAAAATGACTTCGTATTCAAAAGCGGGTTTTCAGCCGAGGGAGCTGGTGGACATAGTAACGAGTTGGTCAGCTTTGAAAAGATGACCGATAAGGAAGAACACGAGCTTTCAGAGCGAGACCCAGAAGGATACAAAAAATATCTAACGCATATGCGTTCAAAAGGTAGTCGCTATCTTGATTGATAGTTTACTAAACTAATTTGTGGCTAATACACACGTGTTTGAAACAAAGATGTCTGACCGAATGCAGGTTACTAGATATAGTACACCTGTTTATGCGGCGCAGGCATCTTTTGAAGAAAGACCTAAATTGACACGAGGGCAGTCAGTAACACGCCCTTATCTTGGAAGATTCTATGAACAGACCTACACCCGTGGGACTGATATGAGTATTCCTAATTACACAGAGACCAATGAGACTCTAACAGTACAGACCGCTAAAGCTACTCCATTTGCTATTGATGATTTGGACGCTGTTCAATCTAACTTTGCTCTAATGGATGAGTATTCAGGTAAAGCAATGCGAGCCTTGAATAAAGCCGTTGATGCTGATTATCTTGGTGAGGTAGCTAACGCTTCTTCATACATTGACGCTGGCGATGTCGGCGGTTCTGCTGGTTCAGGTATCACTCTTGATACATCTAACGTCTTGCAAGTTTACGCAGCCGCTCAACGCAAGCTGGGTATCAATGATATTGATATTACAGGAGCAATCGACCCACGAGCCGATGTCGGCAATATGAAGCCAATGGGAGGCGCTGGATTCGCAAACTGCAATCCGTACTTCTATGAGAAGTTATCTTTGTCCCTATCAGGACGAGAAACTTCAGACGGTGATTTGGTAGGAAAGAACGGTTACAAGAGTTCTTACTTCTCATTCGATAACTATGTTTCGACTAACGGTTATTGGACCGGTACTCTTACAATCGCTACTCAACCGACTGACGGAGATACGGTTGTTGTAAATGGTGTTACATTTACATTTAAGACAACTCTTGGCTCAACCGCAGGTAATATCTTGATTGGTGCTGACGATGACGCAGCTAGAGCAAACTTCGCTACATTGTTTAACACCCCTGGAACAACAACTGCTACAGGTGTTGCTCTTTCAGCCGCTGATCAGAACCTTATCAAACGAATGTCTGTAACATCTACTGATTCAGTAAATACACTCACATTCGTAGCCGAGGGTTATGGATATGTTGTAACAAGCGAAACATTAACGGCAGTTGCCGATATTTGGTCGTTGGAAACATCTCACCAAATGTTTGGACAAAAAGGTGCTGTTGATATGGTATTGGCAGTCAGACCAAAAGTTAAGGTATCTGATATTCCTCTACAACTTGGTAACTATGTAAAACCTCACGTTTTGTATGGTCTAAAAACCTTTGTTGAGGGTGCAGACGCTTTAGTCGATGTTCGAGTTGATAGTTCAACTTGGGCGTAGCTAATTAACGGTAAGGGGGAGCATAATAACTCCCCTCTCTCCGCTTCGGCGGATAAAGAGACAATTTATGGCAAAACAATTTAATAGAGATATAAATCTTGCAGGAGGCTCACGCCTCATCAAAGACGGAACAGTGATTATTGACGCAGACGGAAACATCGACGCTCCAGTAACCACTACTGATGCTACATTCTCTGGGGACACCACTATTGGTGATACCTCGGCGGATACCAACACTGTTAACGCTACATCGGTATTCAGTGCTCCTATTACGGTTGGAGTCAATGACACCGGACACGATGTTAAGTTCTTCGGTGCCACGGCTGGTAAATACTGGCTTTGGGACGAGAGCGCTGACTCAATGATTGTTCAAGGTAGTTCTGCTTTTTCTGGTGCTATTGATGTCGGAGTCGATGGTTCAGGATATGATGTCAAATTATATTCTGCGACAGCTTCAAACTACTGGCTTTGGGATGAAAGTGATGACAAAGTTGTCCAAACTTTTGTCAGTGCTTCAACTTCTACTGTCGAGCCTTACACAATTACTTCTACTCTTTCGGGTGTAGGAGTAACTGGTGGTCGATTCAAGCACGCATTGACTATCAATGCGGCCGCTGGTTCTTATACCAACGCAATTAAAGGTGATGTAACCTATGGTGCGTCAGGAAGTACAAGCGGACTTGGTTCGGCCGTTCTTGCTGAAATGACATTGAGTGCTGGTACTTCAACAGGTACTTATGCTCCTTTTGAGGCAGAACTTAATGTCCCAACAGGTGCTTCGTTAGGTACAGCTACTTCTTTGATGTATTTAAGTGTTAATGGTGCTGATAAAGCAACATTTGATACTTCGGGTTATCTATTCTCAATCAATGGACTATCCGTTGCTTCGGGTAAAGTATTCCAAGTAAACACAGCCGCCGCCGCTACTCACGCATTGCGTATAGATATCGGAGGCATTGATTACTTTATTATGCTTACCGATACAGGTGCTTAGTTCGTTCTTATGTGGGAGCTTCGGCTCTCACTAAGAGCTAATTAAATAATCACATTTTATGCTGACAGCACAACAAAAAGTCCTTCTACATGAACAGTTTTTTACCACTAATCAAATGGGGCAAAAGGTACAAAAGAGTTTCGGTTTAGAGTCTTTACAAGAAGCCTCATCTGTTTTCAAAAAACTATTGCAAGATGTCGAAGAATTAAAAGAGGGTGATAATATCGTAGGTTTTCAATTCAAAGATTCAGAAGTCGAGTTTACCGCCGATGAAACAGTATTCATCAGAAAACTATTAGAGGGCATCAAGGAAGCGACACCTAACCATTACGAAGTACTTTTAGCCCTAAAGGAAATGTTTAAGAAATAAATATGACAGGTGCAGAGATAGTAGCTAAGTTCGAGAGTATGGTGGACGACGACCTCGGCTCTACTTTTGTTTATCAGTTGCTTAATGACGCAAAAGATGAAGTCGAAGCGATGAACGCTTGGGAGATATTAAAAGACGAACAAGCCTATACAGTTTCGTCAGGATATAGTTATTCCTCGGCTCTTGGTTCTTTACCTGATGATTTCGCAATGGATATAAGAATGGTAGAAGATTCGTCAAACATAGACCTAGCCAAAGTTTCGTTTGACGATCGCTACGGGAAAGTCAATCACCCATTTGGTTACTTCTTGGATTTAGCCAATGACAATATTCATCTATCTGGTAGCAATCATTCCGCCAAGACTGTCTATTTGTACTACATCAAGACTTCAACTGATTTAACTTCGAGTGATACTTGGTCATTCCCATCGAGATTCCATTCAGTCTTGCCGTTGAAAATGGCAGAATTATATTACCTATCCGACGCAGGTGAAAAAGCTCGTTCATATAATCAAGAATGGGCGATACAGTTTGAAAGAAAGTTATTACAGATGTACCAATGGAACGATAGTATAAAAATAAATAACAGACGCTCACGCACAAGCAACTGGGAAAATCCAAAAGGACTTAATGTATGAAAGAGTTCCGCCTACGCAATTTTAACAAGGGCACGATAACCGCTATTGAGGCGGAATCAATCCCCGAAGAAGCAAGCTCTGGCTCGCTTAATTGGCTTACCAAAGGCGATAAAATAGAATTGTCGGGCGGTTATTCTTTAATTGGAACAGAAGTAGCAGGGGCAGGACGAATCACTGGACTTGAAATGTTAGAAAAGGTAGACGGCACATTGTTACCAGTCAGAACACGGGGCAAAATGATAGAGTACTACACGAATGACTGGAACGAGGCAGGTACTAATCTTTTGGGAGATGATGCCGACGGCGAGGATACGACAATTACAGCCTATACTTCGTTGGCAGGTTATCAAGGGTGGATTTCAAGCCCGAATAGTGGGCTTTATAAAATGATGTTAGCCAATCCCGAAAGTACAGAAAACCTGTATGTTGAGGGTACTAATTTCAGAGGTTACATAACAGCTAGTGAGGGTCGGTTGCTACTCTGGAATGACAGTAACTATTTGTACGGCTCATCGAAAGATGTTCAAAACTCGACTGTTTACACTTCGGTTTCCGCCGAGGCTGTCGGGGCGTTAGGTTCGACTAATTACACAGGCACGCTTGCCTCTTTAACAGGATACAGAACAGGATTTAATGTCGTATTTACCGACGGGACTTTAATCGTTACCGACGACAAGAATGGCAACCTAATCGGTGATGTCGATCCAGCAGGTACCAATACAGTTAATTACACCACAGGGGTTTTCAATGTTACTTTTAGCGGAACAACCACGGGGGCAGTAACAGTAAATTATGATTATGAGGACAGCACAGTCAATGGATTGGCGGACTTCGGATTCACCTCGCCTACTCGGTCAGCGAATGAGGGCTTTTTCGTTTCACAGCCTACGGGGGGAGATATAATTAGTGTTGAACCTTTTGAGGGCGATTATTATTGCCTCCACAAGAGCAACGCTTGGTTATTTTCGATTGATGCCGCCGACACTACGGTTACAAATCAGATATACAGACGGGATATTGGTATGCCTTTCTTGAGGGCGGCGGCGGCGACTGACAAGGGTATTTATTACATTGATATGAGCAACGAATCTGAACCGAGATTCAAGCTCATTACGACCAATCAAGTAGGGGATAGAATAGATACTGTTACCGTGTCCCTTAATTTTGATATGACCAACTATAAGTTTGACACAGCCGTCGCTTATCGTTGGGGGGATTATCTCTTACTGGCTTGCTCGACCAGTGATTATGACTTTAACAATCGAGTGATTGCTTTCAATACAGTTTGGGAGAGTTTTGATGTTTTGGATTATAGAGTTTCAGTAATGCGAGATAAAGACGGCGTGCTCTGGGCTGGGGACAGTATCGCCAATAATACTAATAGGATTTTTTACACCTATTCAGCAGGTGGCGGGGTGATAACTAACTATTGGGAGGGCAGGCTCACGCAATTACAGGTTGATGAGATTAAAAAGTTCAAGAGATTAACAATTAAGGGTGAAATACAATCAGCGCAAACATTGGAAGTCTATTTAGCTTTTGACGGCGGAGATTACACCCTAGTCGGTGAGATTGACGGTACTGGTGATGAAGTAGACACAGATGACCCAGCCACGATTGGTTCAGCTTATGTTGGCTCGGAAGAAATAGGTGGCACAACAGATACTGTCGGCGTTGAGGCGTTTCCTTATGTGAAAGAGTTTTCACGCTCCGAGATTGACTGTCCAAAGTTTGATGAAGTGAAAATCAAGTTTATAGCAACAGGAGTGGGGTATGTCAGCGTCTCGGAAGTCAATTATTTTGATATTAAAACATACGGACAAAAGAATGTCCGAAAATATAGATATAACTACTAAATATGGCAACAGTAACAATCCCTAAAGTAATGGCGAACTTTACCACCTCCTTGGCGGCAAAGATTTTAAGCTCGGATTCGAGTTTGACCATTGCTAGAAGTACAGACGACGACGGCACAACATTATCCGGTCTTTATTCAGTAACAATCGACGAGGGTACATCAGCCGAGGAACATATGCAGGTTACTTTTTCGGGTGTAACAGGGACAATCACTCGCCGAGGACTTTCACGGGTGGACGGCTGGACAGAACAGGCGGCGAATAAGTTTGATCACGAAAACGGGGCGGTTGTGAAAATTACAAACTTCTCGTTGGTTAATTTACAAAGACTCTTAAAAGGAACAGACACTTTTGAGGGCGTTACTTGGGCAGGAATTACACAGGCGACAATCGGCGGAATGGTAATGTCATCGGCTGGGATCACAACCTGTCCTGCAATTTCAGGTCTTTCAACTCCTACATCTGGCGAAACAACAAAGGCGGCGAATGTAGCTTATGTTAATGCTTCGGTGGCGGCAGGAGTTAATGACGCTTCCGTTACAGTAAAAGGTATTGTAGAAATTGGGACACAAACAGAAGTCAATGAGGGAGATGACGCTGGGGCGACGACAGCTCCGACGGTAGTTATCCCGTCAACTCACTTAGGGACTTGGGATTTATTGGTAACGACAGACTACACCTACGGCGATACAATCGCAGCTAAAAGCATACTCTACCTAGACTTAACCACAGCTAAATGGGAATTAGCTTTAGCAACAGCAGAAACAACCGCTACGGGAGCATTGGGAATTGCCATTGATTCAGGAGTAGATACTGACACAGGAAAACGAGTACAAATCGGTGGTGTGGTTACAGGTCTTACTGGATTGACAGCAGGTTACCAGTATCTGACAGACGCAGGCGGATTAAGTACCACCGCAGGAACATTTAGACGAATGGTCGGCTATGCTCCCAATACTACTACCTTAATAATGCTTCCAAGCACACCGCCTCTGACATTAGAGGGTGCTAATAGTTCGGCTACTTTAGCTAACTTTAACGAGGCAATGACTTTAATTGCCAATACTGATATCACAGGGGCACAGCTTGAAACATTAAGCGACGGGAGTAACGCTGATGCGTTGCACGTTCACGATTCATTATTTGAAAAGAGTCCAACCGCAGGTATTCTAAAAACAAATATAAATATCTCTGACGGATTTAATACGGGTACAGCAGACCATACCAATCGCATTATATTCACGATGATTGGCACGACTAAAGAATTGTATAATAGCGTAGGATTTGTTCAATTAGAGGGGAGCAATACTGGTTCGGGAGTAACAATAACGACGGCGGTTCAGCCATTCGATGTGATTACTTGGGATAAAGATTGGACAATGGAATTACAGGCTTATCTTACTGCTACTGGTAGTCCAAATATGGATGCTTTCATTGGTTTCGGTAGCGATACTTGCTCAACAGGTGGGATTGATGCTGATGCTACATCTACGGACAGGCACATAGGATTTTATTGGCAAGACGGTACTTGCTATGCTTCAAATGCCGACGGGACAACTCAAACTAAAACGGATATCTCGGCTAGTTTCACATATACTGTATGGAATACATACAAAATTGTGAATGACGCTGGTACTAATATCAAGTTTTATGTTAACAATGTTTTATTAGCCACACATACGACAAACCTCCCTTCAGGAAATAATGCTGGTGGAGGGTTAGCTATTGGTATAGTTAATCAATATACTGGAGTCGCAAAATCAATGTATGTGCAAAACCCATTCCCATTCCAAATTGACTTAAACTAATATGGCAAAAACATACACAAGAGATTATGAAGCAGAGCAGAAAGCCCTCGCAGACGCTCTCAAAAGCCAATCAGAGGGCGGAGCGAATGTAGGCATAAGCACATCAACAAAAGATGTTGCTACGCTTCCTGACGCAACACGCAAGTTAATACAAGAACAGGTCAATATGCGTGTGTACGGTACAGGTGCTCCGACATTTGAATCGGCGACGACGGCAACACCAGCGACTACACCGACTGCAACGCCGACGGAAACGCCAACGACGGAAACAACATCAGTAGAACGCCCAGTTTATAAAACTTATTACGACCCCTTGACAGATACTACTTATAGTGCTGACGAGTATCTTAACAATCTTGAAAAGCCGTCAGAACAGGATATAAGAGACCAAGTGCTGGCTCAATATCAAGCTATTATCGACGCAACGGATAGTATTTATCAATCGGAGGTATCAAGATTGACAACCGAGGGACAGGAAAGATTAGCGCAAACAAGCTCAATCGCCGTGAGTGCAGGTTTAGCAGGTTCGCCATTCCAACAGACAATGGAAACAGGGACAGAGAGTTACAACACTCAAGTTTTGCAGGCAAGACAGGCGGAAAGAGCGGCGGAAATTGCCTCAATTATGGCGACAGCCGAAGGTAGGGCAACGGAACAATATGAAAGTACAATGAATACCTACCAAGAAGAAAGGGCGTTTTATACTTCTGAACGAGATAAAGAAGTCGCTCAAGCAGAAGCTAAAACCGAGGCGGCAAAAGATAAAGCATTATCTACAATCTCTAATTTTGCCACAGGTGGATATTCATTAGATGAATTAGACAGCGAGAGCTATCAAGCACTTTTGGCAGACGCTGGTATTTCTGATTTTGAAGCCAAAGCAATTTGGGCTTCACAAACACCGTCGGCTAACGCTACTTATTCAATCCAAAACGGAATGTTAGTAGGGACATATTTTGATCCAGTAACTCAAAAGCCAGTAGTGAGTGTTACTTCACTACCAGAGGAGTTGCAGGCATCAACAAGTACAAACTTAGAATCTACAATGATAAATGGAGCAATGTATTTCTATGACCCAGAAAATCCGACTTATGACGCAAATGGAAATGTAGTTTTGTCTCGTGGCGTTACAACAACAGGTGAAACTTTGCAAGAAACGGAAGAAATAGGAGCTCCAACTATTCAAAAGTTTGGTGAAGATGATTACAGACAATGGAATCCTACTACTGGGGGATGGGAACAGGTTGCATCTACTAGCACTACTAGCACTAAAGTAACAGAGGAATATTTGCAATCGTTAGACGCACAGAGAAATAATATTAAAGACTTAATGGAACATCCAGGATTGTCTGTTGCGACAGGAACTAGCTGGCTTGGACGATTCCGTTCGTTAGCAACAGCAGGAGCAATAGATGAGTTTACAGCTAAGGTCAAGCAGTTGGTTAGTCAAGAAACATTAAATGAGCTTGCAACAGCAAAGGAAAGAGGTATTACATTTGGAGCGTTGAGCGAGCAAGAAATGCAAACAGTACGAGAGGCCGCTACGACACTTGCAGATTGGCTTGTTGAAAAAGAAGACGGTACATCATATTTCAATACATCAGAAGAAAATGTTTTGCGAGAACTTAATAAGTTAGGACAAGAAGTAGAAAATGCTTATCAAAGAGGATTAGTAGAATGGCAACAATCAACCGGCTATGACGACATAGACCAATTCCTAGATTCTTTTAGCGACGACCTTAGCAAGTCGGTAAACGGCTCAACGGACATCTCAAGCATAGTCAGTAGTTTCAGGGGAAATGTAGTAGGTGATGTTCAGCCGAGTGCGACTTTAGCAAGCGTTAATTTGGGTGATAATACAGTGCAAGTCAATAGTTCCATTGCTAATAGATTATTAAAAGCTGATGCTGAATACTATGCAGATACAGGTCAGCATTTACCAATTAGCCAGTCATACAGAACTCAAGAAACCCAAAGAGAATTGTATGACAGACTTAGCAAAAGAGGTTCACGAGTAGCAGAACCTGGATATTCATTTCACGAGTTAGGAATGGCAATAGATGTTCATTCAGATTGGGAAAGAGCTGAACCTTATTTAGAAAAGTACGGATTCGCCAATAATTTAGCAGATGATAGAGGTCATTTCAGTATTGGAGAGTTTGGAACATCATTAGCTTATAATCAATAATATGGCAGATAGACAAAAAGAAAGAGAAATAGTCGAGCGTGCGAGAGCACGAGGTTGGACTGATGAACAAATCAAGCAGGCTATTTTGGCTTATCGAGCACAAACAGGTGAAGAAACGACCACGGAGACACCGACAACAACAACGGAAACAAAACAAAGCCGATTAGGTGAAGCTATATCGGATATTAAGGCGGGTGCAATTAGTTTAGGTCAGAGTCTGAAAAAGCGTGGGACAAATATAGCTAAATCTTTTAATCGTTCCATTAAAGGAGAACAAAGCCCATTGGAAACAAGTTTACAAACGGTTGGTCAGTTGGCAGGTGGCGCTGGTGATGTTTTATTTGAGGGCGCATTGACAGCAGGAAAAGCGGCGCTACCAAAAGAACTGGAAGAAAAAGTACCTGATATTTTAAGGGCGGCAGCTAAAATAACATCGGCAGGAATGATAAACGATGAGGGTATAGATGCACTAATTTCGGCAGTAGGACAGGGAGCCGAAGCCTATGGAGAATGGAAAAAAACTCATCAGAGGGCGGCAGCTAATATTGAATCAATAATCAATATCGGGTCATTATTCCCCGTTGAGAAAGCTCTTGCTTCTGGCGTTAGAGCCACAGGCAGAGGATTGTCAGGAATAGTAAGGACGGGCACTAAAAAAACAGGTGAATTAGCAGGGATTGCTGGTAGGACTATTACCGAATCGCCAACTGCACAAGGATTGGGTAGAGGTCTTGGATCATTAACAGAGCGTGTCCCACGAGCCGTTAAGCGAGGTAGTGAGCGTATAGGAGAATTGGCAGAAGAAGCTACGATATTAAAAACAGCAACTCCTGCGACACAACAAACTATTAAATCAGGCATTGAACAACCGACAATAAAACTTGTTCAGTCTTTCGATACGCCGACCTTAAAAGATGCGAGGACAATGCACGAATTGGCAGAAAGTAATATCGGTAAAACTCCTAGTAGGCAGGTACAGCCTGCGCGAGTGGCGGCGGATAAGGCAGTTGAGCAATTTGACATTATACAACAACAAAAAAGAAGTATTGGTGAGTTGATAGGTGAAGCATCTCAAAGATTGTCCAAAACACAATCCGTTTCAGTTGATAATGCAGTTAAACAGATTGATGATATTTTTAAGACGATTGGGGTTGAGAGTGTAGAAAAAGGGAAACTTCAATGGGGAGCTGATACGAACCTAATCCCGTCAGAACAAAGAAAGATACAGGAATTATACAATGAAGCAATGAAAGGATTGGAAAACCCTACTCCTTCGATTATCCATAAAAGAGACCAGTTATTTTCAAAACTTAAAAGAGAATCACGAATGGAAGATATTGGTGAGATTTTAATCACACTACCAGACGGCAGTAAAAAAAGTATCTTTGATGCTTTTAGGGATATTTTTTCATCTGCATTAGATGATGTATCGCCAGAAATGAGAGCATTGAATAAACAATATGCTCAACTAAAACAATTAACGGACGATGTGGAAGATAGTATATTCCGTGCGCCTAATTTTAATGTTGCTCGTGATACAGACCCAGCAAGATTTGCAGAAAAGAATTTGCGTCGTCTTATATCAGACGCTCAAAGTGCGCCTGTATATCAAGAAATTGCTGAAAGAATGGATACTCTGGCTCGCCAGCTCGGTTATGAGGGTGCAAATCCTTATGACTTAATTGATTATGCAGAAATACTACGCAGATTATATCCCGATAGTATTCCAAAAGCAGGCTTTGCGGGAGGTATCAAGACAGGATTAAGCGGATTAACAGATACCGCACTCGGTGTTGTATCGAAACTTGGTAAAACAAACATACAAGACCAAAGACAAGCAATAAAAAATCTTATCGAGGAGTCTCTAGGATTATCAACAAAAAAAACAGGTCTTACTGGACTGAAAAAAATACAATCTAACACTGGGAAGTCGATTAAAAACATTGATAATGCTACTCCCAAAAAAGCAGAGTGGGACGCAGTAGAAAAATGACTAACGAATAAATAACAGTAACAAAACAACAAAAATTAACGCAACAAAGAACCCTATATGGAATATAGAAGCCACTAAAAATGCGAATGCAAGAATGAGTAGAAATTCAAACATATAACCCATAATATACATAATTCAATAATAATGTCAATATGCAGAACCTAATAAAAGCCAAAACATCAACAAATACAGCGATTTTGACTTCGGCCGGCACAGCTTTGGCGGCCAACGAAGCAAGAATGAGTTACAAGATACAAAATCTCGGTACTAACCCACTTTTTGTGAAAGAGGGAGCTAGTGCTTCGACATCTGACTTCTCTTATATCCTAGCGGCAGGAACAGGAGCAGATAATGGAACAGGAGCAGTTGAGGACGAATCCTCCAATGTTGTTTATGTCGGTATAATTACCGTGGCAGGTACATCACCTCGCTTTGTCGCAGTAGAAAGAACACAAGATTAATATGCAAACAACACCTTATATCCCACAGTTGCCAGAGAACATTCAAGAGCAGGTAAATCTTGCAATGCAAAAAGTCTCGGCACTTCGTGAGGACGAAATCAAACTAAACAAACAAAAAGTAGAAACAGAAAAAGATGTCGCTCGTTTAGAAATTACACGAGATACACTTAACGCTGAACTGCCTAAATTAGAATTGGCGGTCAATAACGCACAAGATCAATTAGACAGCGTAGAAGAAGCCGTTAAAAAAGCCAAAGCGGAATTAAACGAAATTGAGCAATCTCAACGCTTGGCACAAAAAGAGTTAGAGGAGGCACAAGCTAACACTTCGCTGGAAGCCACCAGATTGACCACAATCGTCGAAAAAGCCAAAGAGGTAGAAACTATCATTGAGGCAGAAAAACAAGCTCTTGAGGCTGAGAAAGAAGCCTTTAATCAGAGGAAAAAAACAATCCAAGAATTATTAACCAGTCTCTAGTATGGGCAGTCAAATGCAACGAGCGTCCGACGACGCAGGAATAATTGATGCAATAGAAGCGTTAGGCGGAATTAGTATCGGTGAATACGATTATATTGCTTTGACTTATGTTGCTAGTGGAAACGGAGTAGGTGAAATTGAAACTATTACCTATAAGACAGGTGGTGCGGGGGGTACGACTATTGCTACTCTTACAGCCACCTATAACGCCAGTAATGAGCTTGAGACAGTAACAAAGTCCTAGTATGAAACACCCAACCCTAAACATTGACGGCAAGATTTATCTTACAGGTGTTTTCGGTTCGGCAAGTTCAACAGATAACGCTATTGTCCGTTGGGACGGCACAAACGCAAAGCTGATACAAAACAGCAATGCTACCCTAACTGATGCAGGGTCTTTAACTTTATCTGAAAATCTATACCTCCCTACAAGTGGAATTATAGACTTCAATTCAGATGTAACCATTACTCATTCTACTAACAGTCTTGCTTTTGCTGGTGGGACTTCATATACATTTGACTCGCCAATACAGCCTGCGACAAATGACGGGGCTAGTATTGGTATATCAGGAACAGCGTGGTCTGATGTATTCCTTGCCAACGGTGGTGTTGTAAACTTTAATGCTGGTGAGGTTACGATCACTCATTCCACCAACACTCTAACAATAAATGGAGCTTCGCTGATTATTAACGATACAAGTGGAGCTTATGGTTATCGTTTTGAAACCACAGGTGATGAGTACGCAATGTATAACGCCGGGACGAGTGATGTCTGGTCTTTTGGTACGCCAGTTCAATCTTTAACGATAAATGGGTTTACAGTTAAACCAAAAATGCTAGTGGATAGAGCTGGCGGAGATTCCAACATTAACACAATTCTAATCTCCAATCTTGATATCGCTTTCGCTTCACCGTTTTTCGTCTGGGCGAGAGCCAGAGGCTCGACAATTAGCCAGAGTACTTTTCAAGCCTTGCAGAGTGGAGATAGAGGAGGTGTGGCTCGTTTTGACGGACACGACGGCACACAGTTTATTACAGCGGGTACATTTGAGTTCGGCGTGGACGCAGCGGTATCAACAGG